CAACTGGCAATACCGGAGATACTGGTCCTTCTGGTAGACCTGGAACATCAGGCACATCTGGATCAACTGGTCCAACTGGTCACACAGGTGACCCAGGATCAACTGGTCCAACTGGTAATACCGGAGATACTGGTCCTTCTGGTAGACCTGGAACATCAGGCACATCTGGATCAACTGGTCCAACTGGTCACACAGGTGACCCAGGATCAACTGGTCCAACCGGTAATACTGGAGATACTGGTCCTTCTGGTAGACCCGGTACATCAGGAACATCTGGATCTGCTGGCTCCACTGGTCCAACTGGTCATACAGGTGAAACCGGTCCAACTGGTCACACAGGTGAAACCGGTCCAACCGGTAATACTGGAGATACTGGTCCTTCTGGTAGACCCGGTACATCAGGAACATCTGGATCTGCTGGCTCCACTGGTCCAACTGGTCATACAGGTGAAACCGGTCCAACCGGTAATACCGGAGATACTGGCCCTGCTGGTAGACCCGGTACATCTGGAACATCTGGGTCTACCGGTCCTACTGGTCACACGGGTGACCCAGGATCAACAGGTCATACAGGTGAAACCGGACCAACCGGCAATACCGGAGATACAGGTCCTGCTGGTAGACCAGGAACATCAGGAATACAGGGACCTACTGGCCCCACTGGGTCGACATTAATTGTAGATACGTCTGGAAATACAAGTTCATCCCCTCTTTCGGCTATTAGTACATTATTATTTGATGCATCTGGATTTACTATTGAATTGGCTAGTACTGGCACTGCATTTATTCATGCGACCAAAACATTTGTTATCGATCACCCTATTAAAAAGGAAAATTATTTAGTGCACGCTTGTCTTGAAGGTCCTGAATCAGGTGTATACTATAGAGGCACTGGTGAAATCACAAATAATTACTATGCAACTATAAATTTACCCACCTACGTTGACGCATTGGCGCGTGATTTTTCTATTCAAATTACTCCCATATACGATGGAATACAGATTAAAACATATAATGTATCAGAAGTATCTGATAACTCATTTTCAGTATATGGAGAAAATGGTAAATTTTATTGGATGGTGCATGGTAAACGATGTGATATCATAGTTGAACCATTGAAATCCGAAACAGAATTAAAAGGCACGGGTCCTTATTTGTGGATATAATTTGGAGGAAAAATAATTATAACATATATTAGTAGATAGATGATCCAATATATATCCTTACCCATATTCATTATTAGTTTAGCCATTGGACTATTTTTTGTCTATATCATGGGTCCTGATATGAAAACTATTTATGTTTACCCGAACCCTGATAATGTAGGTAAAGTACAATATAAGGATAGAGCTGATAATTGTTTTCAATATCAATCCGCTGAAGTAAAATGCCCTACCAACCCATCTTTAATAAAAAGCACACCTATTCAAATCTAATATCCATATAATATAAATGTACCTGGCAAAATTTGTACATACCAAAACGGGTAGATATTTAATGTCGATTATATTGGGATTAGGATTAGCATCCCTCTTTAGAACCATTTGCAAGGAGAAAAATTGTATCCTGTTTAAAGCCCCTCCTCTCGATGAAATGGACGGAAAGGTATACAAATACCAAGACAAATGTTATACTTATAAATCTGTTTCGACAAAATGTGATGCTTCTAAGAAAGATGTAATTGCATAATCTGTAGTTACTGCTCAGTGCGAAGTTGGAGGAAAACGGATGTTCGCTTCGCGAACAGCAGTTTTCTGATTATACTCCGGAACGTCAGTGGAGGAGTATCTATGTATTTATGCGTAAATATGATTATAATCAAATTCTATATTATAATTATATGGCCGACAATAGCACAAGTATAAATGATTTACCAACCGACCCCGCCGGCGGTGGGAGTATTGGAGGAAATGTTAGCTTTTCTGCGAATGAAAAAATATCCACTACACAACCTACTAATACAAATCAACCATCGATGTCTTTAGATCAATCGACCATCGCACAAATAGTCAATGGTTTACAACAAGCCAGCTCTTCCGGATTGACCCAATTGCAATCTAGAGATATCCCTCGAACAACAGAAACATTGACTCAGGATGAACAAATTCAACCTAACTATATTCCACAAACTAGCAATCACGATTACATTAAAGAAAATGAAGATAATGAAGACATTATTAACAATTATAATAAGAACGCCGATCATGATAATGGTTTAGACCAATTATATGATGAATTTCAGACACCTCTTTTGCTCGCCATTTTATATTTTTTATTTCAACTACCCATTTTTAAAAAATATTTATATCATTATATTCCCGCTTTGTTTTCAAAGGACGGCAACACCAACCTATATGGTTTCATTTTTACGAGTGGTTTATTTGGGTTTATATACTACATGTTATCCAAAACGATGGTCAATTTCAACAAGTTTTAGCCGAAGGAGTATAATATTATTATTATAGAAAACCATATTAAGCCTTTGTTATAACATAGCATATCACAAAATACTATAACATTACAATCATGTCATTAGGAACTATAAATGATATGATTTATAGAACATTCAATGACGCCGTACGCATTTCGATATTTTCAAAAATAAGTACAAATAATCCAATTATTGACACAATATTGTCCACTATTATTTTAACCACGATGAGCTATATCATAAAAATAGCATATGAAAACAATTTTATGTCATCGTTTTCTTCTTATAGTATGTGTAACATTAAAGAATCCATAAAATCGCTGCTATATAAAAAAAATGTCATTGTCATTGAAGGGAAAAAATGCATAGGAGTGAATAATTATTCCTCCCAAATATCTGTGTCGTCTATTTTTTCAGATCGATTTAAAGCTGCTTGGTTCAATATAATTAATAATATAAATAATAATAATAGCATATACGAGATAAAAGAATTTGTGAGTGTATTCAATTTATACATTGATGGTGAAAAAACCAAAACAAATTCTGATATATTTATAGTGTCGCAGAAAACACCCTTCCAGTTTTGCAAAGAATTAAATATATACGCTACTACAGACGTAATATCCGAAGATGGCGACAACACTGATAAATCAAAATCATGTACTAAAACGGATAAAATAAACATAGTATTGTATTCATATACTGCATCACTCGTGGAGATGAAAACGTATTTAGATAAAATAACATCCTCATACATTGAAACTATTGAAAAGGCACGAAATAATAAAAAATATATATACACGCTCACAAAAACTACATATTCTGATGACAAATATGAATGTTGGAGCGAACATCCGTTTGAAAGTAGTAGAACTTTTGACAATATGTTTTTTGAACACAAACAAGATATTATTGACAAGATCACCTTTTTTCTGAATAATAGAAAATGGTATTATGATATGGGTATACCATATACACTCGGTATTGGGTTACATGGCCCTCCGGGTACAGGTAAAACCTCGTTAGTTAAATGTTTGGCTAATTTAACAGGAAGACATATCATTTCATTGTCATTAAAAATAATAAAAACAAAGGGACAACTGATAGACTTCTTTTTTGAAGACAGATATAATTCTAATAATAAAAAAAATAGTGTCGGATTTTCAGATAAAATAGTATTTATTGACGATATTGATTGTATTAGCGACATAGTAAAGAAAAGACATTTGGATAACTCTACCATTCGTCCCACCAATACATTATCTATGGAAGATGTATTGAAAACGATCATAGATAGCAACAACGATTCTAGTAAAATTATGTCAACCTCTTTAAAACATATGGATGAAGAACCTATTACCCTAGATGATATTTTAGATTTATGGGACGGGATTAAAGAGACGCCTGGTAGAATATTGTGTATTGCCACCAATCACTGGGACCAATTAGACCCCGCTCTAATAAGACCTGGACGCATTGATATTAGTTTACTATTGAGTAACGCATCATACAATACCATCAGCACCATGTTTCAAAAATATTATAATAAACCTATAGACGAAGATAAATTGGAAAAAATAACGGAGGGATTTTATTCACCTGCAGAGATTATCAATGTTTATATTATGTATAAGGATGACTCTGATAAATTTATGGAGAGACTCATGATGAATGTTAAAATATGATTCATTTGTTATCCTATTCGTTCTACAATAATATGTATAATATGTATATTATACATACTATACTATACTATACTATATGATAGACAAATATATCAAAACACTCATTAAAAATTTACCTGAGAATTCTAGTCATAATAAAGGAGCTGGTGATGTAATTGACCTCATTTTAGACGGAGGTATTTTTAATGGTAGCTATCTCATAGGTGCTTTATTATTTTTGAAAGAAATGGAAAATCAACATTTTATCCATGTAGACAAAATTTCGGGGTGCAGTATCGGTTCCATCGCTGCTATTTTATACCACCTAAATGCACTACATCTAGCTTCTGAAATTTATGATATATTGCTTGATCACTTCAAGACGCATTTTACTTTGAATGTATTTGACGTAATATTTGCGAAATTGGGCTCTATAATGCCTGATGATATTTGCAACACTATGACAAATCGTGTGTATATAACATATTATAATGTTGAAAAATGTAAAAAAATAGTGAAATTTAAATACAAGAGCAAGGCTGATATTTTTGATACCATCCGTAAATCATGTTTCTTTCCATTTATTATTGATGGTTCTGTAACATATAAAAATAAATATTGTGATGGATTTAACCCATATATATTACCTACTAGTCCGCACAAAAAAATATTATACTTGGATTTGTTCGGTAATGACAAGATTGGTTCTTTATTTTCAGTTAAAAATGAAAAAACGAATTTTCATAGAATTCTTGCGGGGTTGTTAGATGTGCATCTTTTTTTTATTAAACAAACGAATACTCAAATGTGCAGTTATGTGAATGACTGGTCTATCAAACATCTTATCCATAATAGGGGTTCAAAGGTGGTAGTGGAAAAAATGATATTTTATAGCATATACTTTTATATGATCATTCGGCGGTATATTCCTGAAAATATGGGTGAGTTTGTTGTATGTAAAATGGGTGTCAAAATAATGAGGGATATTTATATAACTTTGATCGAAAATTATAGTTTGTAGGGTTTCCATAAAAAATAAAAATTGATATCATTATATATCTTATACTTTATCATATAACATACATAATACCTAATACATAATGGGTCGCCATTACTTTGGTCAAATATCTGGAAAATTTTGGTTTGGTTTCCAAAATAGTGATGATGCTAGTTACTTCGGTGTAGATAGTAAACCTGTGAGAAACTTTTACGTTTGTTGTTGCGAGATCGACGATGATACCGATGATTTAGCCGGAGAAATATATTGTACTGATTGTTATTCTTCATATGAAGAACATTGTCAAGCTATGATAGATGAAGATGTAGAATTATATGATGAAGATGATGTTGATGGTACGTGGTACACATCTGATAGCGAAATCACATATCATTTTGACGCATCGCATATTGATATAGTGGAAAAAAATATAAAAATAATGGAAGACCTTATTGGAGATTATGTGAATGACTCCTCTTATAAAATTATAGATGATGCGGATGAAATTACATATGATTATACCACACCTAGTAATATTAGCGCCTTTGATATGGAGTTTATTGCAAGATTATGCTTAGGTAAACAAATATTATATTGTTTACGTAAGAATGGGGAATGTTTCTTCACTGCGGAGCTGCAATGATTTGTTCGTTTGTTCGTTTGTTCGTTTGTTCGTTCGTTTGTTCGTTTGTTCGTTTGTTCGTTTGTTCGTTTGTTCTAAAAAAATATGCCAGCTTTCTTTGTTTTCGAATGTTTTTTATTGCTTCGTCTCATGTTTTTTGTTTTTTTTGTTTCTGCTGTTTTCCCTGTTTTTTCTATTTTTTGTGTTTTATTTTGTTTACGTGGTTTGTCTGCTGGCCTATATTTCATGAAAAATTGATGATATTCCGGATCATTTGGCTTGTCTCTCAACTCTTTATATTTTTCCGATTTTTCGGCACGCATTTCTTCCAATGTTTGCTGGTGTCCATAACAATTTATACTGAATCGCTTTAAAAGTCCCTTTTGTTGCAATCTATTATGCTGCTGCACTTGAAATAAAAATTGAGCCATACATAAAATGCGTTCGGTATCATAATAATTTCGCTTTGAATATAAAAAGGCCAAATAAAAGCTCAACATAGTATCAATCGTGGCTATCTTTATTTCCTGACTATGCATATGTATCATATTGTAACTATGACATGCTATCGGATGATATATAAATGCGACAGTGTCATTCTTTCCAATCATTATTTGTAAATGTGGGGCAACTATCTCACCTATAGCAGGCCGTTTTACTATTCTAACATTTTTAATCCCTTCGTCGTTTAAGCGTTCTTTCAAAATAGTAGCCGTTGTATCAGGATCTTCTGACAATACATCAAAATCAGCCACCTTTTTGAAATGCTTTTGCTGGTTTTTGGGCATATAATTCGAATACATTGACATTGCATACCCTCCGAAAAATACTACTCCTTGTTCTATAAATGTGTTTTTAATCGTTTCAAATATAATATCTTCGTCCGCTTTATTTTCCATCTCTCTCTGAAAATCCCTCGTATCACAATCCTTACCATGTAAGGGATAATGTTTATTTAATAATGCCAATCTTTTTGCGACTTTTTCCCAACGACTAGTATCCCCTGACGGCCTCGATAATTCTAAATACATGGACATTCTTAAAAAATTGGGAGGAGCATATAATATTCCCGCCACCTTGATTGCATCCTTTTTTAATTCGTTAAAAATATCTTTGTGTAAATAGGTAATGTCTGCGACTGGAATGAAGTTGACAAATACTTTAAATGTGCCCTGATGCACTCCCGGTTTTCCTTCTACTTCTATAAATCCCGCTTTTACATAAATATCACACAATTCTTTGGTATCTTCCAATGCATTTGGGCTGTAAAAATCATAATCGGGTAATTCTATATCTGTGTTATAAAATTGATCTGATTTGGGTAAAATTGCATTAATTGCTATACCTCCATAAGGAATTAATTTTTTATGTCTTATAAAATTCTCTACTATTGAAAATATTTGCTTGATATCAGTAGAGTTGACTGCCATCTTCCCTACTTTTTTTTCGGCTTCATCAACAGCATGTCTTAATATTGTCAACTCACATTCCTGAAATGTCATTTTTGTATCACATATGTTTTGTTTTTGTTGTTTTGATTGTTTTTGTTTTTGGTTCTTCATATATAATGCATAGAATTTATCTACGCATTATATTTTATTTATGTTGATTTTGTTTTTGTTTTTGCTTTGTTTTTGTTTTTGCTTTGTTTTTGTTTACAACGGATAAAGAGGATATGGCATGGGGTATGGGTATGGATAAGGATATGGTATTGGATGTGGGTCATCTTTGGGACAAGGATAAGGCATGGGGCTAGGTTTGGGATGAGGCATCGGATCGGGTTGTGGATGAGGATAAGGCATAGGACGTTGTATAGGTCGTTGTGGTTTATCTTTAGTAGGTTTAGGTAAGGGGGGTGGTAAAGGATGATGAGGATGATAAGTATCTCGATGGTGGAAGGAAACGTAGGCTTGCTTGCAAGCCGATGTTTCCTGACTATAATCCGTAGACATAGTCGAAGGATTATGATGAGACATCAAATAAGGAGTTTTTAGGGGATGTGACGGAGCGGAACGGAGCGTAGTCACAGACCCAGAATACGGAACGCCAGTGAAGTATTCTGCCAGCTTAACTGGAACTATTTGATTTGGCTTCGATTTTGATACTAAACTCATAATGCTCTTCATGTATGTTTCTTTTCAGTTAGTCGGTATATTATTTACATCACTACTTTTATGTTGTTTGAAATATTATATATCAAATTTGTAATAATCTGAAGTAATAGTCCTTGTAGCATAACTGAGTGCAGGATTTTGTGGTGGCGGTGTAGGAATAGTGATTGGAATATATCTCAACTTTTCAGGCTTTAGTACAAATGAATATCCGTTTTTATCGAAGAAAGCAATATTCTCTTCTAGATTTACATCGAATGATTGATATCGCATTGCTACCAATTGACTCCCCGTTTCTCTACAAACTATTCCACTTGGATTATCTGGACTGATTCCTTTATCCGGCATAGCAATTGTCATATTTCTTTTATTGTATTCTTGTAATTCATTCAAATCCGGTGTGTTTATAACATCATAATAGCGTAATGCACGCATAAACATGCTACTGCTTGTCATATTCACATATTCATAAAAATCGCGATTTTCCATAAAAGCGGTACCACATGATTTATCTACTACTACTATAATGCGACCATTTAAATCTAGTATGGGTACATCCCCTAAATTGTGTCCATCATTTTCAAAACTATACTCTGGTCCCAAAAATAAATTGTCGTAATTTTTTTTAAACATATCTGCTAAATTTTGAAGCATAGCTTGATTCGTTGATTTTATCCGTAAATGAATAATAAGGCAATCATTCGCCTTTCTATCCGCCGTGCCTGTGTTAGGAAATGCATAATCCGATATCACTTTCATCACATCAGAGAACATAATATAATTATACGTCTCCTTTACAAAATCACTATCTGATGTCGATGTCGCGACGACTGGATCATTTCCTATAGAATATATCTCAAAATCGAGTGCTCTACATCCTTGATTTATCACATTTATTAAATTACACGTAGATACATAATCGTTTTTATAATCGCCGCCGCTACAGCAGTTATAAGCGGTTTTGCAATAATAATCTTTGAATGTATATTTGCAATTCGGGTCTGAACTATTAAGCGGTTTTATATACCCGTTTTTTGTTGAATATAATGAATCCATAAAAGAACACTCTCTTTTTAATAATCCTGACAAGTAATAATGATATACTATAGCCAAAATACTGACAACTAATATCATTGCAAATATTATATTAGCTGCAAAATCTTCATTCATATTTTTAATCGCATTCCATGATTTTTCCATTACTGATTTATTCTCCTCCATCTTATCTTATCTATATAATATGGAATATTAAAATTTGTTGTGTATTTGACTTATATTTGTTGTCTTGCATTGTATTTGTTGACTAATATAATTTATTTTCAAATCAGTTAAATATAAATTATTTGTATAATATAACCGATTAAATGGCAGGAGGATTAATGCAACTCGTCGCTACCGGCGCACAAGATATAATATTAACCGGCAACCCCAGTAAAACATTTTTTAAATCAACGTATGCTAAATATACCAATTTCGGAATGCAAAAGTTCGTGGTCAATTTCGAGGGATCCAAAACACTGCGGTTATCAGAAGAATCCTACTTTACCTTCAAAATACCCAGATACGCTGATCTATTGATGGATTGTTATTTGTCTGTTGAACTTCCTAATATCTTTAGTCCCATCATGCCCCCACAACAAATAAACCCTGATTGTTCGAATGCGGATGATGGTCGTTGGATCCCATATCAGTTTAAATGGATCGAAAATATCGGTGCCAAGATGATTTCGAAAATCGAAATTACATGCGGTAATCAAACCTTGCAGGAATTCTCGGGAGACTATTTACTGGCAGCAGTTCAACGCGATTTTACGGCGGAAAAGAAGGCGTTGTTTGATAAAATGACTGGAAATGTTCCCGAATTAAATGACCCAGGCAATGCTGGAACACGTGTGAATAGTTATCCGAATGCTTATTACACTCCTAATCCTGCGGGTGCGGAACCTTCTATTCGTGGTAGAATATTATACATCCCTTTAAATGCATGGTTTGGGTTAAAAACACAAATGGCGTTTCCTTTAGTATCATTGCAATACAATGAATTACATATAAATATTACGATGCGTCCAATTCAGGAGTTGTTTCAAATTCGTGATGTATTAGATTCAGATCCTCTAAATGATTATCCGTATGTTGCTCCCAATTTTAACAAATATTATATGCAATTTTATCGATTTTTACAGACTCCTCCCGATGTGTCTCTTGCTGTCGGGTCTTATGTTGATACTCGAACCCTGTGGAATTCCAATATCCATTTAAATTGCACGTACGGGTTTTTGTCTAATGAGGAGTCCCGATTATTTGCACTTCAGGAACAGAAATATCTAATAAAACAGGTGAAGGAAAATGTGTTTTATAATGTGACTGGAGCAAACAAAGTGGAATTGGATTCATTCGGGATGGTCGCTAATTACATGTTTTATTTTCAACGCAGTGATGCCAATTTGAGAAACGAATGGTCCAACTACACGAATTGGCCATATAATTATATGCCAAATGATTTGACGCAGGCGCCTACTACTGGTACATACCCTGTCATTAAATACGATACTTCATGCAATTCGTATATTGCGCTTATAGGTCCTGGTGTAGATGTAAATGATCATCTTACTTGTTGGATGCTTACTGGAGATTACAACTTTGAAAACCAAAAAGACATTTTAGTGACCATGGCGTTGCTATTAGATGGTCAATATAGGGAAAATACGCAGCCGGGTGGGGTGTATAATTTCATTGAAAAATACGTGCGCACGAATGGTAATGCACCTGATGGCTTATGTTGTTATAATTTTTGCATGAATACGAGTCCATTTGACCTACAACCATCAGGAGCCATTAATATGAGCAGATTTACTACTATTGAGTTTGAGTTGACGACGATAGTTCCTCCGTTGGATCCTTTAGCACAATCTATGGTTATATGCGATCCTGCAACTGGACAAATAGTGGGCATTAATAAGCCGACTTGGAGAATTTATGACTACAATTATAATTTAGTTGTGTTTGAAGAGAGAATCAATATGATAACGTTTGTTGGTGGAAATGCGGGGCTTACTTATGCGACGTAAATAGTGGGTTTTTGGATTATACTCCTCGCGATGCAATGGTGCCAACCGAAGGAATATGTAATATTTTATGTTTATTTATGTAAAATATTATATATTGTATTAGTAATGAGATTTAATGGTATATTTAATTCAAATGTTTCGAGAAATAAACAAATGCAAACTATGATAAAACATGTACCTTTCGATAAATCGATGTATAATCCTCCAATTATTAATTTGATTAATAATAATCGTCTTAAAAAACAAATACAAAATTCTGGATTAGTTTTGAAAACCCGTGATCCGGGTTCTCCGCAAGAAGAGCAGCAGCAGCAGCAGCAGCAGCAGCAGCAGCAGCAGCAGCATGCACAACTAAATATGTTACCACCACCAATAACCCATCAAAATAGGTTACCAGTACTACAACCGCCTGTAAAACAGGAACGAGTTATAATGCCACAATATAACATGATTGATTTAAATAATAATATAAATAGTAATGTAAGTTGTAATAAAACAATAGTAAATGTATTAGATTATTCTAATGGATTTGGTGATTTTTTAAGAGGTTCAATATTATTGGCCCAATATGCGAAATATTTTAATGTACATTTTAAAATGGATATGTCAAGACATCATTTTTCTAAATATTTAAATGCTGAAACTGAAACATTATCAAGAGAGAAAACACCTAATATTATTTGGTTTGATAGTAATATTGATAATGATATTATACTATATTCATTAATTGAAAAATTTATACATTCTAACGAAGAAAATATTTACATAACAACAAATCTTTATTATAATATGAATTTAATATCAAAAGATATCAAAGATTATATTAATTATTCTTTAACATTTAAACAAATATATTATGACATCACAAAAGAGTTATTCAATGTTAAAAAATATATGGTTTTGCATATAAGATATCCAGATGATAATTTTAATACAGATTTTGAAGACAATAATTTATTATCAGAAATAATAAAACTTCAATTAAATGATAATACTATTATAATAAGTAATAATTGTTCGTTAAAAAGGAAATTAAATAAATTATTTGGATTTTATTTTATTGATAAAAACTCATTTCATACTGGGAAAGTAACTAATTATATAGATTTAGAATCTACAATTATTGAATATATTATACTTTCTAATTCTTCTCGTACATATTGCTTTAGTTATTATCATCATGGCAGCGGGTTTAGTGAGCATCCTTCTATATTGAACAATATACCATATAGTGTGTTTTATTTACCTATTATAAATGATACATCTGATACAAATAATAATCAATTATTAAACATTTATTATAGTAAATTATCAGAAGAAAGTATTATTACAAATTCTATAGAAAATATAGAAAATATAGAAAATATAGATTATAATAATATTTCTTTTATATCTTTAACAAATAATGGTTATATAGATTATACATTAAATTGTTTACAATCGTTAAAAAATATAAATATGAAAAAACTACTAAAAGTTTATTGTATAGGGAGAGAAGGATATTCTATATTAAAACAGAATGAAATTATATGCGAATTCATTGATGACACAAATGCCAACAATTTTCAAGAATTTAGAAAAAACAATTGGTCTAATGTCGTATTTCATAAATTTGAAATTATATATAATAATTTATTAAATAATGAATATGTCTGTATTACCGATGGTGATATTGTTTATGAAAATAATCAAATGTTTGATTATTTATTAAGTAACATTAAAGATAATGATTTATTAATTCAAAGCGAAGGTATATGGTATGCTGATGTATGTTCTGGATTTATGTTTATAAAATCAAATAAAAATACCATTTCATTATTTAACCCTAAAAATGTAGAAAAGTATAGAAATACAGAAGGATGGGATGATCAAGTATATGTTAATGCTGTTAAATATGAATTAAAATATAAAATATTGCCTTTACATTTATTTCCAACAGGAAAGTATTATTATGAGTATAATAAAAATATTATTCGACCTTATTTAATACATTTTAATTGGGTAGTTGGTCATGAAAAGAAAAATACGATGATTAAATATAATAAATGGTATGTATCTACAAAAGTTAAAATATGTCAGCATGGAATAGATGGATTTGGTCATCAATTAGAAGGAATGTTACGTTTATTATCAGTATCATTAAATAATAAGGCGGATTATCAATATCAATATAATTATAATAAAGGCTATGTTTTTGAACATACAAATTTTGAAATAGACAAATTAAAACAATATTTAACAGAGGCGTTAAAAAATATTTCAAATAAAACTGACGAAACACTTCGCTGGTCTACGGCTCACATCAAAGAAAATTTTAATATTATTTTAGGAGAACAAAGAACATTTGATGACATTTTAATAACTGATCAAAACGTGGAAAATACCATTTATTGTTATGATGGATTAGCTTATATTGAATCAAGCGATGAAATAGAAAAATCATTACCAAAATTAAAAGAAGCATTTGTTGATAAAAATATTTATTTGCCACAAAAATCATATGATAATGAATTAATAAATGTGTGCTGTCATATTAGATTAAATGATGCTGTAGGAACTCGCATGTTAGATACAGAAAATTTATTTAAAGTTATTAAAGAATTTCAAAAATATAATAAGTATCGTGTTATTATTCATAGCGATGGTGACGTAAAACATCTACAATGTGATAATACAATAATTCATGATTCAAAAACCGACGTATTGCAAGTGTTAAGCGATTTTATTTATGCTGATATTTTAATTATGAATTATTCGTCATTATCTATAGCTGCACATCTTTTAGCAGATAATAAACAAAATGTAATTTGTCCCACAAATGCTGGTCCTACATTTAAATATAGAATTTTAAAAAAATGCATATCAACACACGAAATATTACACCAACCTAAGTGGAGAAAGATGTAGACAATATACAACAAAACTTTGTAACGTGATAGGAGAAATATGATGATTTCTGTGTAAATTATAACAAAATAAAATACTACTATAAATAATAGTATGGATAATAACAAAATTTTTACTTTAATATACAAAACCTATAAAAATGATTTGGATTGGTTAAAATATAGTTTATTGTCATTAAAAAAATATTTGGACCCCATAAATATTTTCGAAATTATAATTTATACACATGATGTAGCATTTGTAGACTTATGTAATTTAATTAAACTAATAGATATGAATACTTTTATAAAATGTAGAATCATTCCTGTGCATTACGATTACCATGGATATATCAAACAAATGGTAGTAAAAAGCACCTGTTATTTAGATTGTCAAACTAAATATATTATTATTTTAGATAGTGATCTTATATTAAAACAAAAATTAAATTGTAGTCATTTTATTAAAGACGATGGAAAAATAGAATGGTTTTATTTGAAAAAAGAAGATGATCCTACAAATGATGTTTTTAATGTTTGGAAAACTGCATATGAAGATTCCACATATACAAAACAAAAAAATCATTATATGAGTAATGGGTTTCCATTTGTTTTTACCAAAAAAAGTTTAGAAAATGCACATAATAAATTTATAGATCTACATAAATGCAATTACGATCAATATTGTAGACAAAGATGCATTTTATATAAAATTCCAATTCATGCAAAAATAACTGATGCTTTTCAAAAATTATCTAAAATATTTACTGAATTCGAATATTTAGGGTTTTTTTGTCACAATTATTCAGATGAATATATTTTTTTAACCACTAAAGAGCGCCTTATGAAAAAACAACTTCAACAAATAAATAATCATTCTTTTTTTATTCAAAATTGGTCTCATGGTGGAATTACACCCAAAATATTAAATGAAATTAATGCAATTCTGGAGAACTGATATGGGGAAAACGAAGTCGAAGTCGAAGA